TGACGACAGGATTTGATTTATAGCGGGTAATTCTTTAGTAGCGTTAGTGGTTGGAAAAGGCATAATATTAATATAATAAAAAAGGGAGACCGAAGCCTCCCATATAAACATGTGCTTAGAATGCAGCGTTGCCAGATGAACCAGCAGCAGCACCAGCAACAAGTTCCACAGCAGCAGCTGGGTTTAGATAGTCGGCTCCCATTGCGAGTCTACCGAGTATCACGTCACCTTGGTAAACCACGGAAACGTCACCAGATGTTACTTGAACTTGTGGTCCGATTGCTTCAACTACACCTGCAGCTTCTTTCTGGAATATAAGTCCACAAGAGTTAGCGAATTCAGTCTCTTCACCATACTCGTTGTTGATTCCAGTTACGTCGTTAGCAGCATCTTCGATAGCTTCACCAACGAATGAACCTACGTTCTGAGGAGAAGTTATTCCAGGGTTTGTAGCGGATGCAGAACCATACTTAGTACCGTATGTTGAGAAGAATGGTATATTCATTGACTTGTAGATCTTAATACCAGCAATCTCAATGATGCCATTACCTGACTGCAATGCAGTACCTTGAGCATCTCTATTTACAAGACCGTTAGAACCTACATTTTGGATAAGCTCATAGTACTGTCTTGGGTTAAGTACACCTACACGACCTTCAGAGCTAACGCCCTTCTCGTCTAGTGCAGCTGCAGCATCGTAGAATGCGTTGATTAGTGAAGAAGCAACATAAGCATCAGCTGCTGAGTTGTTGGTACCTACACGAATCTGTGTTCCACCTGGCTCTACGAAACCAGACTTAGTGATAGGTGATGCAGCTCTAGCTCCACGGGCAATGGAACGGAAGATCAATCTATCATACTTTTGAGCAAGAGCATATCCAATCTTCTTGGAGATCTCTCCTCTCAATTCATAATGAGCAAGTGTCTCATCTAACTCGTAAACGAATGCACTGGAGATAAGTAGATCATCAACGGTGATGGTCTTCTCAGCTACTGGAGGTGATCCGTCGGAGTTACCGAGTATGCTCTGGCCTGGTACATGGTACTCAGCCTTGGTGTGTCCTGTGTAGATGAACTGTAAAGATTTCCCATTCTTTAGGGTTCTCTTCATAACAAGGTCTCTAGCAATAGCATTGTGCTGGAAGCCTTTGAACATCTCACCACTGAACAACTTAAGATATAACGCTCTTGCATCTCCCGTACTGTTTGATTGACCTTGACGGGTTAATGAGGCATTACTATGGGTTGCCTGTTGGGCCATTGTTCTATAATAAGATTAATATTTACTTTCTTCAGCTGAAATTTTTTTTGATCATTGTTTGTGGTCTTTCCCACCGTCTAGACGGCTAATGGGTATCCTCGTAAGGGCCAAGAGCCAATTAGTCAGAGGTCCGACACTGAGGTGCCTCTAACCTATGGTAGTTTAAATGTAATGTTTCTACCATAATAAAAAAGGATAGTAGCCCGAAGACCACTATCCATAATTCATTACATTGTTGAAAGTACTTCTTCAATAGAGAT